CCCACCCGCCGCCCGCACGGCAGGCACCACAGCAGCCAGTAGCACAAGCAGCGCCTGCACCTCCTCCACAGAGAGCACCACAGCAGGTACAACAACCGCAGCTATTTGATAATCATGGAAGAGAGCCGAACCCTGCAATATTCAACAAACAGGAGGATGATGGATTACCTTTTTAGTAACTTAAAAATAAAGAAAAAATGAAAACAGTATGTAATTAAATTCGAGCATGTGGAAGAAAGTACTTACACAGCCGTTGTAGAAGCTAACAGCTACAAAGAAGCGATGGATATTTTTGAAGAAAGTCCATTTGATTACCTTGAAAAGGAAGAACCTGACAATGTACAAGGGCTTACGTATCATGTCAGTTAAGTAACCAAAGATGGGAAGGTTGTTTATAAAAATGATAGAAAAATAAACGCAGAATATCAATAATGCTTATGAAAACAGTATTTAAAGTAGGAATGAAGGTCTATGACCAAATATACGAACCAGATGTAAAAGGGGAAGTATTAGATGTGAACTTAGATATATCTCCTCATCCAATCACAGTGAAATTTGGTAGTTGTGTTCGTTATTATACAGCTGAAGGTTGTAGAGGAAGAAATCAGATAAGGACATTATCAACATCTCCCTACAGAATTGAAGGCTTTGAACAAAAATCACCTGTACCAACTTTTGAGGAAGCTTGGAATAATTGGCATAATAGTAAAGAAATATTCTATTCATCTAATTGTGATAAAGTTTGCTCAGGTTACCCAACACAGGAATTAGCAGATGCTTCGGAAGCATTAAGGAGACTACTCTTTCTTAGAGACTATTACAATAATGGCTGGCAGCCTGACTGGAATGATGTGAATGAAAAGAAGAATGTTATATTTTCAGAAAGAGAAACATTTGTTATTAGAGAATTTACGATAATGAGGTGTGTATTAGCTTTTAAATCAAGTAAAATTGCATTAAAATTCCTCGAAGAACAAATAGAACTATTAAAAATAGCAAGACCTTTATTATGAGTAAGAAAATAGAGAAAACAAAGTTAGATAGTTATGAGGTCTATATATTAGGCTTAACTATTTTAGGAATAGATACAGAAGATGAAGAAAAAATTGATGAAGATTATTTCTACGATGCTTTTGTAAGTGCAGGTATTGAAACTGATTTTGATAACTTTAAAGAAATCGTTTGTAGGTTATTTCCTTTGATTGATGTAGCTAAATCACCCTTAACAAAGAAAATATATAAAGGATTTTCTAAGGACAAAGAAGGGTTTAAAGAATGGTTAATTAAAGAGGAAGTGTAATAACAAAAAGCAAGTGGCGAAATTGGAAGCCGCTCCGTCTGGTTGGCGGGATTAGGATACGTTCGAGTCGTACGTTCGCTTTGGTTTGCGACTAAATGCAGGTTCGAGTCCTGCCTTGCTTTCAAAATAATAACAATGAAAAAGATAACAATCCCCACTACCGTTAAAGACGGCAAGCTGGTAGGTAACCGAGAAATGGTAACTCGTGCGATTGGCTCTTTTGAGGGCTTGCCTATCAATCTCACTATTGAAAGGCGTAGCAAGAAAAGAAGCAATGAGCAAAACGCCTTTTATTGGGCTTGCTGGATACCACTCATACAGACAGCTATCTATAACGAGTGGGGGGAGTTATACAATCCTAATGAAGTGCATACACTGTTAAAGACGACTTGTAACTATGAGGAGCGTGTCAATCCTGCCACTGGGGAAGTGGTAAGAGTACCTAAGAGCAGCACCAAGCTGACCACTTACGAATGGGAAAAGGAGTTTAAGCAGCAAATCAGGCAGCTATGTATGGATTTCTTTGGATTAGATTTGCCAGAACCTGAAGATATTGATAAGCAATGAAAGAAACTATAACCACTCCGCAAATGGAGCTATTGATATACGATTACTTTGAAAAGTCAAGCCTTGTAATTGTTCCTAAGTTCTCACGGCTCAACGCTGTAAGATACGATGATGATAGCAACCGAGGATATAGAGTTGAAAATATCGTTACCCACGAATGCGATATATTATTAGTTACTAAGAATTATTTCCTCCGAGAAGTTGAAATAAAGGTATCTGTAAGTGATTTTAAGGCTGATTTCAATAAGAAACACAATCACGAGGGCAATATCAAGCAGTTTTATTATGCCGTCCCTTACTATATCTTAGATAAAATCAAAGATTTAGTACCTGAACAAGCGGGGATATTGGTTGCAGTGTATGAGAATGAGCATTGGCAACTAAAAAGGCACAAAAAAGCCATAGACAACAAGTCAGCAACGCCTATTGATGAGGAAAAGTTGAACAAAATATTTAGGATTGGTTACCTGAAATATTGGTTTTATAGGAAAAGAGAAACTACACAACTACAAAGAAAATAAAAAACAACCGATTTGAAAGGAGATTGAGTGCGCATAAATCTTTTTTTAAATCTCTAATCAAATCAAAAATGAACGAGTATCAAGAGTTTTTAAAGAACAAAATCAAGATAGCTCCTAAGCAAGGGTTTCCTTGTAGCCTTGATGAGATTAACCCACGAATGAAGCCCCACAACCGATTAATGGTAAAGTGGATGGTAGAGGGGGGTAGGCGTGCCTGCTTTGCTTCTTTTGGGCTACATAAAACCGTTACCCAGCTTGAAGCAGTACGAGTGGTGCTCCAAAAGGCAGGAGGAGGCAAAGGGCTAATAGTTTGCCCGCTATCTGTACGACAAGAGTTTATCGAGGATGCTAAAAATATACTTGGCTGGGAGGTAGCCCCTAAGTTTATTCGACGTATCGAGGAAACAGAGGACAAGGATGGGATATACCTCACCAACTATGAAAGTATCAGAGACGGCAAATTAGACCCTCGACACTTTCAGGTAGCAAGCCTTGACGAGGCGAGTATCCTCCGAGGTTTAGGAGGCTCTAAAACGTTCCGTGAGTTTATGAGACTTTTTACAGGCGATGCTGGACCCATGCAACAACGTAGAGGAGCAGATAATATCAAATATCGATTTGTAGCCACGGCCACGCCTTCTCCTAATGATTATATAGAGTTATTAGCGTATGCTGACTTCTTAGGGGTGATGGATGTATCGCAAGCTAAAACACGTTTCTTTAAACGAGATAGCACCAAGGCTGATAAACTCACCCTACATGCTCATAAAGAAGAGGAGTTTTGGTTATGGGTATCCTCTTGGGGGCTTTTTGTAACAAAGCCTTCTGATATTACCCAAAATGAAGCAGACGATATAGGGTATATCCTCCCTGAATTAGATTTGCGTTGGCATGAAATACCTACCAATCACTTAGACGCGGGGTTTGACAAGCATGGGCAAGGGCTTTTGTTTAAAGATGTAGCGTTAGGCCTACAAGCATCGGCCAAGGAGAAAAGAGACTCATTGGAGGATCGTATCCAAAAGATGTTAGAACTCCGAGCAGAAGCCCCTGAAGCACATCGTGTGATTTGGCACGACTTAGAGAGTGAACGCAAAGCAATTGAAAAGGCTATCCCAACCCTTAAATCAATATATGGGTCTCAGGATTTTGAAAAGCGTGAGGAGATTATCAGGGCATTTTCTTACGGTGAGTTGCAGGAGTTAGGAGCAAAGCCAGTGATAGCAGGTTCAGGGTGTAACTTTCAAAGGTATTGCAGCTGGGCTATATACTTAGGAATAGGCTATAAGTTCAACGACTTTATCCAATCTATACACCGCTTACAGCGCTTCCTCCAAAAGAACAAAGTACGTGTGGATTTGATATACACAGAAGCCGAACGCAACGTACGAAAAACCTTAGAAACAAAGTGGAAAAATCACAACAAACTCGTAAAGAATATGACGGAAATAATCAAGAAATACGGGCTATCTCATTCTGAAATGGCACAAGTACTCACCCGCAAAATAGGGGTAGAGCGTATAGAGATAGTGGGGAGAAATTACAAGATTGTCAATAACGACAATGTATTAGAACTCAATCCTAACGAAAATCCCCACGCTTTGAAAGATAATAGCGTGGGACTTATATTAACCTCAATACCCTTCAGCACCCAATATGAGTACTCCCCTAATTACGCTGATTTTGGGCACTCTGAAAGCAACGAGGAGTTTTTCAAACAAATGGACTATCTCACCCCTAATTTGTTCCGAGTGTTACAGCCTGGCAGAATAGCTGCTATACACGTAAAAGACCGTATCGTACCAATGGGACTATCAGGAATGGGAGTACAAACCGTGTATCCTTTTCATGTGGATTGCATACAGCACTACACCAAGCATGGATTTGCTTATATGGGTATGAAAACCATTGTTACTGATGTGGTTCGTGAGAACAACCAAACCTATCGCTTGGGTTGGAGTGAACAATGTAAGGACGGAACAAAGATGGGAGTAGGTATGCCTGAGTATCTCTTACTATTTAGAAAGCCTGCTACTGACAAAACGAATGCTTATGCTGATGTGCCAGTTGTTAAGAGCAAAAGTGATTACACGCGTGCTAAATGGCAGATAGATGCACACGGATTTACACGATCCTCGGGTAATCGTTGTTTGACCCCTGAAGAGTTAGCCAAACTACCACAAAATGTTATTTTTCAGGAATACAAAAACTTCTCTCTTAATGAGATATACAACCACGAGCATAATGTAAAGATTGCGGAAACATTAGACCTATATGGCAAATTACCCACTTCCTTTATGCTCTTACAGCCACAAAGCTGGAGCGAAGAAGTTTGGACGGATGTTACTCGTATGCTTACCCTCAATGGTTCCCAATGGAGTAAGGGAAAAGAGATGCACCTTTGCCCAATGCAATTTGATATAGCAGACAGAGTAATTGAGCAGATGAGCAATAAGGGAGATGTAGTATTAGACCCATTTGGAGGGCTAATGACAGTACCTTATCGAGCAATCCTCAAGGGGCGTTATGGAGTTGGTTTTGAACTCAATCCTCAATACTTTTTAGATGGGGCATCTTATTGCAAGGCTGCTGATGAAGAAGTAAGCATGCCTACTTTGTTTGACTTCATAGAGATAATGGAGAAAGAGCAACAAGAAAAGGAATTGCAAAAAATATCATAGATACTCATTCATTCTTTGACCTATGCCCTCGCTTGTACTTGGTGTGTATGCTCAAGGAGAGGGCTTAGGGCAAAGTTAGTGAGAAAATGTTCTTTTAAATAACAAACCATGGAAAGAAAAGTATTACAATTTAAAGCAAGTTGGTATTATGCTATCAAGGATTTATCAAAAGAAATTCAATTAGAAGTATATATGGCAATTCTTGATTATGCCTTTAATAGAGTGAATAATACAGATACCCTTAAACCAACGGCAAAAGCAATATTCATTCTAATAAAAAACGAGATTGATAATAATCAATAAGACAAGCAACTATGAAAGATACTTTTATCCTTAAAACTAAATATGGAAGTATAATCAACAGATTGTCCGACAAGCAGGCAGGCGTTTTATTCAAAATGTTATTTAACTATGTGGAGAACGGGGCAAATGCAGGCTCAACAGATGAGAGAGTTGATATGGCTTTCGAATTTATTAAAATGGATTTGGACGCTTTCTCAGAGAGTTACCAAAAGAAAGTTGAAGCTAATAAGGAAAATGGGAAAAGAGGTGGTAATCCTAATTTTGTAAAGGGTAAATCTAATCCTTACTACAAAGAAAAAGATAACCCAAACATAACCGAAGATAACCGAACATTACCGAAGATAACCGAAGATAACCCTAATGATAATGTAAATGATAATGTAAATGATAATGATGATAAAGACGCCTCCGCCATCACAGGTGAGAATAAATATTACTCATCTGATAACGGGGTGATAAAATCAATCAGCGAATTAAAACGCGATTATTTAAACGACGAGAATCTTTGTAATGCAATAATCAAAAACCTAAAAATCGTTGATAAAAACATGCTTTCTGAGCGATTGGAGGCTTTTAATCAGCATTTGGAGTTACAAGGAGAACGGTTAAAAGAAGTGAGAGATTACAGGTCACACTTTAAAAACTGGCTTAAAAAAAGGCAAGAAGTGGCAAAAAATACCCCTGTAACCACAGCTCCTAAGCGCATTCGCTTTGATGAGAATGGCAATGAAATTACTTATTAAAAAATATTTGAAATGCAAAATAAACAAATACCTAACAACCCTGAATTGGAAGAAGTTGTAATTGGCGGCATGCTCATGGAGCAAAGAGGAGTTACTGAATTTGTCGAGGTAGTAAAAGACACAAATGTTTTTTACAATCAAAAAAACGCAATAATCTATGATGCAATCCTATCTTTATACAAATCGTCTCAAGTAGCGGACTTAATGACAGTTAGTGATGCATTAAAGAAAATGGGTAAACTTAAAGACGTAGGAGGGAGTGCTTATCTTATTGCTCTTACGGAAAGAGTATCATCATCAGCAAACATGCAATATCACGCATTGATTCTTATGCAGCTGTATGTGAAGAGAAAGAGTATTGATGTGGGGTGTCAGCTTATAGAGCAATCATATGAAGATGATACTGATATTTTTGAGTTATTGGATTATTCCTACAAAGAGCTTGATAAAGTGTCTGATTGGTTGTCTATCAAACAACCCAAGGATATAGGAGATTACTTAACAGAAGTCCTTAAACCCAAATCTGAGCGTGCAGGCGTTCCTACTGCTGTACGAGACATAAACCTTAAACTCAATGGCTACCAACCGAGTGATCTTGTCATTATAGCAGGGCGCCCTGCCATGGGAAAGACAGCATACGCTCTTAGTGATGCGCTTCATCAAGCACGATTAGGCTACCCTGTAGGGATATTCTCCCTTGAAATGAGCGCACGACAACTAACGGCAAGGCTCTTTGCCAATTACTCAAGGATAGATAGCAACAAGTTGGCTTTTGGCTCACTTACACAAAGTGAGATGGATGTTGCAGTAAGCCTCCGTCCTTCTTTCAATAAACTGCCCTTGTATATTGATGATGAACCCTTTCTTACACTACTATCTCTAAAAATCAAAGCAAAGAAGTGGGTAAGGGAAAGAAAAGTAAAAATCATTTACATTGACTACCTACAACTCATTAGCAATAATCAAAAGGGCCGCACACGAGACCAAGAAATTAGTGAAATATCCCGTACCCTCAAGGGGTTGGCTAAGGAGTTAGACATACCAATCATTGCCTTATCCCAGCTATCCCGCGGGGTTGAGACACGGGCAGATAAGCGCCCCATGCTTTCAGACCTTCGAGAATCGGGAGCCATAGAGCAGGATGCTGACAATGTACTATTTCTCTATCGCCCTGAATATTACGGAATACCACAATGGGAGGACGGATCACCTACAGCCAATGAAGTAGAGGTTATTATTTCAAAGTTTCGCAACGGCACAACAGGAGGAATAATTACGGGATGTCAGCTACAGTACATGCGATTTTTTGAACGAGGAGGGCAATATAACTCGTTCTTACAACAAGAAAATAATTTGCCAAAAATAGATCCTAAAAGTAACACACCTTTTTAAAATGAAAAGTACAAAATTTATAACAGAACTCAGAGCCCGCGGGCTACAAATCACAGAGAAGGAAGCCAAATATCTCATGGAGATTGCCGTTGCTGATTATCGTGAAAACCAAGTAAAACCAATTCTTAAGAGGGAGAATATGGCTCATTATATGATTATGGCATTATCCTATTGCAAAGCTACCAGTGAATTACTTCACATGATTGATGAAAGCTATCCAAGGTTTAGACTTAAACAGGTATTTATGGCATGCAAGAATAAAAATAACGAAGTAGTAGAAGAATTTGAAAAAGTAAATAAGATAGACCCACAGATACTCAATGCTTTTAATGCATACGCAAATGATTTAACTGAGATAATGTATTTACACATGGACGACATTAATAAAGAGAAAAAAGAACAAAAAGCAAATGAAAAAACAAACTAACACCCCATTAAGAGCCTTTGAGGTAGCCGTAGATAGGCTGCTCATAGAATTTTGTGATAAACACGATTTCACTTATGAATTTTCCGTAGGAGAAGATAGTATTGACATATTTAGTATATCTCATTTCTTTTTCAGTCTCTCGGATATATACTTTGACCTCAAGAGCAACCAACCCAAGGGTAAAATCATAGAGTGGTACGATTACCTCCTTGATAATGACGTGAACATTAACTACTATTCCTATTGCATGGGATTGAGAAAGGAGCAACTAAGTAAAATGCAAAACGATTAAAATTTATAGAACAATGAAAACAATACAAGAACTCGTCCCACTTATCCAAGAGTGGGCAAAAGAAAGAGGAATTTTTGAGAAAGGAAATGTATTAAAACAACTTTTTAAATCAAGAGAGGAGTTTAATGAGCTTGTAGAGGCTTATTTTACAGATGATAAAGAAGCTCTAACAGACGCAATTGGTGATTTACTCATCACTCTTATAAATGTACATTTTTTCTATGAAAAGAGCCAAAAAGATTTTGTACTCCCTTTTGAAATGTATTACTTAAGTTCAATTAATAATATGAAACATATTATACCGCAAAGAGAACAAACTCCTTTAGGAATGATAAAAAGATTAAATGTTCTAATATTTAATTTTTTAGAAGATATTGATTCTGAATATTTATATAAGAAGAATTTAAAAAAAGTTCTTTTTGTTGTATATTTATTGTGTGAATATAGTAATTTAAACCCTATTGAATGCCTAAACATCGCCTACAACGAAATCAAAAACAGAACTGGAAAAATGATTAACGGTAAATTTGTGAAAGATGAAAGATAAAACCATTGAAGAAATCAAAGAATCTGTACAAAAAGAAATTGCAGAAAAACAAAAAGAAGGGAAAACCCTCATGGAAATATTGGAAGAAAGTAGAAGTTTGACCATAACAAACCCCTACCGTTACTATAATAGTTTGGCAAACTCGCAAAACATTCGCAAAACAAAGAAAAGATACAAAAAGAAGTAACAATTATGAAAACAGAACAACTTTTAGGGAAGCTCTCTATTGAGCTGATACAAAAAGAAGATAATTTATATGGTGTTGCGCTAACATCAGAACTCAATGACACACAAATAGGTGTGATAACAGAGATATTATGTCGGGCGCATAAAGGGGAATTTGAAGAAAAAGAACGTAACCTGACAGAGAAGATAATAGACGACATATCAAAGATTCTGTATGTATATGACCGAAAAGTAAAAGGTGAATGGATACCTTATAAAGAGTTACAAGTGAACCCCCAAGCCCT